CTTCAATTTCCTCAGCATCCGCTAAAGGATTAGACTTCTCAGCATAAACAGTTTTTGCTAAGTCTTTGATTTTTGCTATGAATTCAGACCTTTGCATTTAATTTTTTCATTAATTTTTTATGTCTACGATCTTTTTTAAATGAAGGATCAGTAGGTGGAAGAGATGCTAATCTATCTAATTCTTTTGGAGAAAGAACTTTATGTTTATCTTTATCCTCTCCTAACATAGCATCTATTTGATCAACTTTAAGTTGACCATCTAAATAATGTTTTGCTTTAACCAAATAATCTTTAGATAAAGTAATTTTTGATTGCCACCAAGAAGGAAAATCAACTTCTTGTTCCATATCATCAAACTTATCAACCATTAAATATAATTCTGAGGCATATTTAGCTATTCTATAAAGATCAGCTTTAAGCATTCTAGGTTCGTTGTCTTGGTGACCTACATCTAAATCTTCTTTTTTAATTGCTTTAGATACTTTTTCTCTACGATTCTTTAAGTAGTCATCTGTTTTATCTACTTTACCATCGTTATTGATATCAGCATCTTCTTTACCTACAGGATCCAATTTTTTTTCTTGAATACTACCATAGGTTTCACAAGGATTTTTACCGCATCCACAATTTTGTTCAGTAAACATTCCAGTGCGAGGGTTATAATTTTTAGGTAAACCATCTTCTTTAGAAGTGGGTTTGGGTTTAGGGCGCCTATCCAAAATAGTTTGCATTATAGTTTGGATTTCCTCTAAATCAAAAGCTTTCTTAAGTTTCATTACGTTTTTTTCCTTTTTTTTCATTTCACCCTTAGTAAGTTTACGCTCATTTTTAGGTGTTTGAGGTTTACCATGTTTAGCCAAATTAGTAGCTAAAGCATAAGCTAACGATGTCTTTTCTTTTTTAGACATCTTATCTAATTTGGTTTTTTTCTTTGCCATTATCCTTCTTGATCTAATCCTGCTTGCTTTTCAGCAGATTTAATTTTAGTTTTATTAGCAAATTTAGCTGAATTGAGGATTTGGTTAGCTAATTCTACAGCCCCAGCATCTTTAGCTTTTTTAGCTAAATCTACTAAATCGTCACTTAAAGTATCTAATTCATCAGCATCACTATCTTCTGTAGGATCTATATCAAAGTCGACTTGGTCAGTGACATCAACATCCCCAATATCTTCTAAATCATCCCCTAAATCATCATCCTCTTCTTGTTCGTTCATTTCACGAAGGATTTCATTTTTAAGATATTCCTTAAATTCAGACTTAGTAATTTTACCTTCCATAGTAGAAGTTAGCTCTTTAGTTTTCTCGAGTTCTTTATTGAGCTCTTTTTGCTTATTAATTTCCTCGTCAGTTGCTTCATTCATTTTGAGAATCTCAGTTCTAAGATATTCCTTAAATTCAGACTTTTTCATTATTTTTTCTTTTTATAAGTTGCCTTTTTAGTATTTTTAACAAACTGTTTACCTTTTTTACTACCTCTAACTTTTTTAGCTACTGTGGCTTTTCTTTCGGCTTTAGTTAAAGATTGAGCTTTCTTTTTAGGTAAACATCTTGTTGTTGCCTTACCTTTTTTCATAGTACCACAAGGGCCAGTGATATTACCTTGAGTATTTATACGGACCCAGTTCTCTTTTTTAAACCAGTCACGTAAAGACTCTTGCAATATTTCTAGTACACGTTCCTGGGTCATCCTTTTTTCTTTTTACCGTCAGATCCCTTAATTTGACCCTTACAAACTTTTACTCCTCTACCTGAAAGATATGCTGAAGATTTTTCACCTGCTCTTTTACGGGCTGCTATATAATTTTTACCTCTTTTACAAAGACCCTCAGCTAGGTTTTCACCAAGTTTTTTAATTTCTTGGACTTCTTTTATAATTTCTTCTTTAGTATACTCTGGGTTATTTTCAGTTACAAATTGGATTGTTTCTTTTAAACCACCCGGGGTAGTAAGTTTTTTGCCGGTTTTAACATTTTCATTATACCCACAGCTACCTTCTTTCATTACGTGTTTGTCTAATAAATGTTTTAAATCTATTACGAATTTTGTTTTATCATCTATTTCAATTTTTTCCTCATTTACAGGAAATGAAAGAGTAACACCATCAATAGATACTTCTTCTCCTTTATGGAGTTTATCCATTGCATCTTTAGTGATTTGTAGTTTTTTAGCCATGTTATCTATAAATATATAAAATTACTTAATCTTTAATCCTTCTAAAAATTCAAGTCCTTCTTGAAGATCTTGTTCTAATTGTTCTTTACTTGTACCACCTTTCCAATTTTCTACATCACCTGCTTCTGTAACATATCCAGCATTTGATTCTTTCATTTTATCTTTCATAAAAGCTTTAAATCCATTAATTGTTGATTGGATGTGGTCGTTTCTTAATTCTGTATGGAATTCTTTTAATTTTCCTTCTTTTTGGAGTTGGTGTTCATAATCTACTACACAATCAAAACATTTTTGATAGGAAGGATATACCTTTTTATCAAGGTGTTTTTTCATAATAGTATTACACTCAGGACAAAATAATGGAACTTTACCCATTTTTTTAAACTTATCCATTTTAGTGATATTTTGTTTAACACCATTTTTGATAGTCCACTGTCGTCCATCTTCTTCCCAAACATCACCTTCTTCATGATGTTCATATTTTTTACTATAACCTACTCCTTGAGACGTACGAGCGTTAGTATCACCCGTAATTAAATTACGAGCACGTTGTACATCTTTTTTAGAGAATTCTTTTTTTAAAACGTTATCTTTCATTAGTTGTATCTTTTAAAACCTTTTATTTGTTTACGAGTACCTACATCGACCATAGTTTTTAACAGTGTTAATCTTTGATCAATTAACTCTTGCATTAATTCTAAAGTTTCGATATCATACTCGTTATTAACTGCGTCTGTAAATTCTTGAGTTGTCATGTTATTTATTTTTTATTGAGTCTTCCCAGTTTCTAAACAATATATTACCATTTTCATAAGCCTCACGCTCAATTCTATCTAGAGCATCATCTTCATTAGTATTAGTAGTTTGGCTATGGTCTAAAGTACCATTTAAATTTTGATGGTGATGAACTAATTCATGAGCATATGATCTTAAAATATCTTTAGGGTGTCTACCCATAGTGTATAACACTATTTTTTGTTCTGAAGGCATATAATATGCTGTCCTGCCAAAGATATTAGCGGCATTTTCTTTATCACTTTCTATATATTCTAAAGACGGATATGGTTTAAGATTTAATCCATTACTACCCATATAATCTGTTAGTGATTCTATATAGGATTCTAATTTACCTTCGTAATTTTCTTTAAGGTTAGTTGTAGATTTTAAAGTCTTAGCTAACTGTAATGCTTTATAATACTTTTGATTTTTATCTCCTAATTGTACTCCTTTTTTATCCTTATCCTTATCCATTTTTTTAAGACGAGAAATTTCTTTATCAATTTTGTACATAGGTACTTTCTCATCTTTAGGAATATTTAATCTTTTTCTAACAGTACCCTGTTTTAAATTACCAGATTTTTTACCTTTGGCCGCCATTTTTTCGTATGTGTCCCCTTCTTCCATTTTTTTATAACCAGAACCATAAGGTGCTGATTTTTGATTGTGATTAGGAGCTACATTTTCATTAGCTTTTTTCTTTTTCTTTTGGTCCTTTAAACGTTGAGTTTTAGCTTTAGAGGCTTCTTTACGTTTTTTAATATAATCAAAAGCAGTTTGTAAACGTTTTTTCTTTTTGGGATCCTTAGTTCTACTTAATGCTGCTCTGACCCTTTGGTGAATTAAATTAATCACCTGAGATTGTCTAGCGTGAGACTTGTTTTTAAATGATGTTTTGTTAAGGGTATTAACAATATCTTGTCTCGTAGAAAATTTAACTTTTACAGTATCAGAGGGATCTTCATCTGTGTATAAACGTCTGCCTGATCCCTTTGGTTTTTTACCTGTACCTTTTTTAGGATCTTTACCTTCAAATTGTGCTGCAGGTAAATTCTTTTTAGCATAAGCAATATAAATTCGTCTTACTTTCTTAAGTTCTTGAGGAGATAGTTGATCTTCTCTTTCTTCTAAAAATTCATCAAGTGCATCTGTAAATGAAATCTTTTTAGTTTTAGCTTTTTTATAAATTCCTTGAACAAAAGCAGGAATTTCATAATCTAAAGTAAGGTAATCTACTAATGGCAAATCATCTTGTTTATCTGTATCTGTAGGTATGGCATCCTTATCAAAACGAGATTGAGCTACATGTTCTAATTCATGTCTTATAGCATCTTTAAGTTCGGGAACTAGTTCATTATATGCTTCTGGGAATTGGTTTGGTTGATAATCAATTTGGATTGCTATTCCATCTCTATCTCCTGCTGCGTTTACTATAAATGGAGTTGGTCCTAAGGTTTCAAAATCACTTGGGTAAAAATAAACAGTTAAATCATATGTTTCTCCTTCAGTAGGTCCTTCTAATTCACCAGCATCTTCAAATACTTCTTCTGTTCTTTCACCAAAAACATCTTTAAAGAAGTTAATTACCATTTGTGATACCATAGTTACTTCTCTATCATATCTACCTTCTTCAAGTGGTAAAACTTTATTTGAAGTCATAAAGTCCTTTTTACGCATAATAGTTTTAGCAATAGCTTTATTAGCTCGCTTCATAAACGGAATATTAATATTAGTATCCGTATCTTTTACTACTACATCTTTATATTTTTTAAGGAATTCAATAAATTCTTCTTTTTCGTCAGATAACTTATCAAAAAATTCCTCTAGTTCTTCAATTGAGATATCAGGTCTATTTCTAGGGTCATTTAGTCTGTCAAAAAAATGATTACCTGTAAGATCAATATCAATTGGGGCTAATTTTCTATCAGCAAAATCATCAACAAATTCTACATCATCTTGAGTTACAAAATCAGGAGTAAATCTTACCCTTTCTTGAACTATATCTTTAAGCATATCCCAAATTTCATCTACTTCTGGAATGTCTGGTAAGAATTGGATAAATGTTTCTTTATCTTGGGTTAATAATGCTTGTCTAGCTTTAGTACCACTTACAGCCCCACCTGTTACAATTTGTTTGACCTTTACATTTTGATAAGCTAATTTACGAAGTGATCTAGTACGTTTTTCTATGTCTTGGAAATCTTCTTCATTGCCTTCCCTAGCTCCTACAAACCAATAAATAATTTCTTCAGGATTTTTTCTAGCATAAGAATAAATAGCACCAATAGGGGGTTTATCTTTAGGAGAAGCCATTACTGTTACCTTACCAGGAAGGTATTTTTTATACATATTCCAAATAGCAATTGATTCTTCTTGGCTTATAGAATCCCTTGTTCCACTTCCTACCAAAATAATTAGTTCATCTAGTTCAGGATTTTCAGCTAGGGCACGTTTTACTACCTCTAAATGACCTGATGTAGGAGGTTTAAAACCCCCACCAAACATACCAACTATTTTTCGGTTAGTAGATTCATTTACATCTATAAGACCTTCTAATATTGCCTTAACTAAATCATTCATGCTAAAAAGGATTTTAATTTGGATTGAGCTTCTTCTTTAGATACTGAGTTATCTACTATATTTTTTATGAATTTATCATTTAACATAGCTTTTATTTGTTCAGCATCTTTAGCTTTACGAGCATCTGAGCTGGCTTGTTGCTTAGGAGTTTTAGGTTTAGTCCCTTTAGGTTTAAAGGGATCAAGATATGTTTTCATTATATCTTCTAAATCCGAAATTTCTTGGTCCTCTAAAGTATTAGCTACAGAAACAAAATTAGACCCAAATAAATTTTTATATGGTTCATAATTTTGAGTTACATCTTTCCAAGTTTTCATTACAATACCAGGAGCTAAACTCCTATCTTTACCACCTGATTTTTCATAACGATCTTGGTTTTGTCTTAAGGAGCGTTCTAAATCAGTGTAAACATATAACATAAATACTTGATATCCTGCTTCTTCTAATTGATCTTTTAATTTAGAAGTTTGATTAAATGAAGCTCCGGTACCATCTAATACGAATGATTCTTTATTACTTATAGTAGAATCTAAATTAGCTTTAAATTCTTTATTAGCAGCAGCCATAGCTTTAGCTTGGTTGCTTCTTTCTTCAGGAGTAGCGTTTTTAAGGTCTAATGTTATATTAGCCTTTTTTAACATAGGGACATAGATGTCGTCTACGTTTAATGTCTTTAAACTTCCTAAATCTAAGCCTCTTAAGATAAATCCCTTTCCAGCTCCAGGGGCACCTGCTAATATAATAGCTTTAGATTTGCTTTGTATTTCTTTTAGAATATCGTACAGTTTCACAGTAAAGTATTTGTTATAAATATTACAAATCTCTTTTAGCTGTGGTACGGAATTCAGTAAAGGCAGGTTTATGATTCGGGTTTTCTAAGTCAAATAAAGTACGGACGGCTCTATAGATATCTAGGTTTTCTTCTATAGTTCTAGATGACTCATATATTTCCCATCCTTTACCTTGCATTTTACCTTTTTTAGGACCTCGTTTAGAAGATTTCAACCACAATATGCCGGTGCGATCTACTTTTTTACCAAAACATTCTTCAAAACATTGAGCATACATAGCAGTTTGTAAATCGTATGTGGTTTGAAGATGATTCGATGTTTTAAAGTCAATTACCCACAACTCACCATTAATTTCACAAACCAAATCACAAGTACCTGCTACTTTAAGTTTATCTGAAAATAAGTGGACTTCGGCTTCGATGAGTGTAGGATTGTATTCTTCCCACCACTCAACAAAACGTAAAAACATTTGCCAAACATTAGGGTTATACATGGGGCGTCCATGTTCTAAAAACTTTAATTCTTCACCATTAAGGTAAGCTTCAATCATCTCATGAACTTGTGTACCTTCTTCAGATGCTTTTTTAACAATGTAATCCGCTGAGTATCCTACTTTTTTAAGCCAATCCTCAAAAAACTTACCTTTAGGGTAGTAACTAAGTACATAAGTTACTGATGGATAATATTCACCATTACGTTGGTAATATCTTCCGTCGGGGAGAGTGATTTGTTTATGGTCGTCTGATATTTCAAGTATCCGACCAAAATGTTTTTTAATTTGTGTCATAGGGCTAATTTTCTAGCCAAAAGCCCAGATAAGGTTAGGGGAGTAGACTTTTGTATAAGTTCAGTGAAGCGATTGAATCCTAACTCACTAGGGTCTTTATCGTCCATTTCTAATAAGTGGACCTCTTTACCCTCATTCATAAATCGTTCACAAAATTTGAGTGATGACTTAAGCGCATCACTATCTAGTGCTATATAAATTTTTTCAACTTTAGAAGAAACAATTTTCTTCATTAAGTTAGTTTGTATATTTTTTCCTAAAAGCGGGATAGCATTCCGTTTGATGGCTATGGCATCAAATGGTCCTTCGCACAATACCAACGGGCTATTCCAGTTTATAAACATTTCAAATGGTACAATATCACGGGATACCGATGGGTTTTTATATTTTCTAAATGGTTCCTTTTCAAAACTACGTGCTGTAAAATAATTTAAATTTCCATCTGCATCGTAAGAAGGGATAATGATCATATTTTTATATTCCCCATCTTCACAATAACCCATATGATATTTAATCATATCTTCTCTGGTAACCCCCCGTTTCTGGAGATATGCTAAAGCATGACGAGCCATTAAAGTATTGGGTTTATCAATAAATAGAGTATATTCTTTAGGAAGTGCTAAATCATTTTTTACTACTACTTCTTCAACAAACGAGCCCTGAGGGATTAATTTTTTGGCTTCCTCAATTTTATCGTATGCTTCTATCTTTTTTAGAAGATTAGGAATAGTTTTACCTCTAGTATTACAAACCCAACAATGCCAAGGATTATGTCCTTTTTTATTTTCTGTAAAATTAACCTCCATTTTAGGTTTATGATGTTTACAGAAAGGACAGTGGTAAGCATAATTACCTCTGGATGTTTGTTTTCCCTTTCCAAGGACAGAGTCCATTAGGGATACTAATAGGTGATTTACCATTAATTGGAATGTACAATTTCTGATTTAGAGAGCAAAGTCTGATGTAAAGAATTTCCCTAATATGTTATCGTTATAATAATGATCTGGGTTTTCTAATACTTCCATCTGGAATAGATATTTGGTTTCTAAGTATGTAAGGTGCTTTTTATTAAGAGCGATTTCAAGAATTTGTCTTTCTAAATCATCTTTCGTAACTTCTCCTTCAGTTATTTGATGCTTCAATTTAGCATTTGATCCTATATATTTTTTCCAATCGCTTTCTTTTTGAACGATTTTATATAGTGACCTACGACCTCTACCTGTTTGTTCCGCCAACTCGGCTTTAGTTAATTTTTTCTTTTGGTTGTGGTATAATACTTTTTTACCCACATATTTTTTACCCTCGGGGGTGATTACTTGATAGACAAACCCAAATGTATTGGGTGGAAATTGTGATATGTCTGTAATTTCTCTTCCATTATATAACCAATTCATCTATCTATGTTTATTAATATTGTTGTATCCGTAGTTTGAGATGTTGCTAAGGGTTGTGCTAATTTAGCTACCGCTAATAAATTTTGATCATCATCATATAAACCTACTGTTGTAACATAAGGTGAAAAATCTGACCCTGTCACAAAATCAGCATATTGTGCACTTCCTGATTCTAAGATTTTATTTTGTCCTCTAATAGAAGACGAAAGTAAGCTAGGATTTAATGAATAATTAAACTCATTAGCTCTAATAGTACATTTGTACTGAGTTTCGTAAATTGTAACTGTAGATTCCCATTTAGGATTTGGAAAACTAAAAAAAGTATTGTCTGGGTCCAACCCAACTCCCTCAGCTCCTGTAAAAATTACTAACCCTGCTTCATAAATAATGTTACCATCAATTTCTTCACTTACTTGGTCTATTAAATTCCCCTGGCCATCGTCTTTATGTGAAATAACACCCACATTCTCAATAGTGAATGAAGATGGTTTTATACTTTCCCCAAATTGTTTTGATGGAATTGATAAAACACTAATCCCAAACCCAGATTCAGTAGGAAAATATCTTTTTTCGTCTAAAGATTGAATATTATTGATATAATTTGGAGTATATCTAGGACCTGTTATAGTACCATCGGGGTTAAAACTTGCAGTAGCTACTAATGAAGGATTACCATTATTAGGTAATTGATAGTTAGAATAATATAATTGTTTAATAGAATTATATACTAAAGCTGCACTCCCTGTCCCTTCCCCTGTTATATAAGTATCATTTGATCCGGTTAAAACAAAAACCCCATTGTCATTATAATCTACAGGGGTTCCTGAATGCGAAAATTGTTTGTTAACTCTAAAGGGAGTTACAATTACATCCTTACTTAATAGTGTTTTTAAGTAACCCATTCATTAGAAGTCTAATTTAACTCTAATAAGAGCTTCTTTAGTAAAGTCTTTTTTAAGAGGCTTACTTAATTTAGCAACTGCAAGTAACTCATTATTATCATTATAAAGCCCTACGGTTGTAATAAATGTTTGAGGAGCATTTATAAAATCATCATAAAGTACAGTACCAGTAGATCCACTTATAAATGATGGGTTGGAAGAATAATTAAATTCACTATTTCTAGCTCTGATAAACACAAAATCTGAAGTAAGTGCTTCTTGGCTGTTTAATGTAAATGACTGAGCTTCTGAATCATTTATAGAATTGAATAATACATTGTTATTATCCCCATCAGTATTACTTGCTAAATTTGTATCAAGTCCTAAACCTCCTGAGGCATAAGGTAATTCAAAAGCACTAGTATTTAATATAATAGTCCCTATATCAGGAAGGAATAACCCATATGAACCTGAAGGAGTATATCCTGCTTCGTAGGTATTACTATTAGCATCGGTGATTGTGTTAGTAGTAATAGTTCCGGCCGAACCACTTAAAAGTTGGAATACCCTTCCTGCTTCATTAAAAGATACAGAACTAGCTGCTTTACTATCATCTGTAAGGGTTATAGTATCATTACTCGCCACAGATCCTGAACCTACGGTTAAAGTCATAGTACCTGGGAATAGGTTTCCTTTAAATCTAGCTCTATCTATTGTAATAGCATAAATACTTTGAGTTACAGGAGTAGTACCACCAAATACAAAATTTGCATTTTCATCTCCTAAAACAATATTTTGAAATTGGCCAAATATTGCTGATGTAGGAGATTTTCCTTCTATATTAGAATCAAACAATAAAGATCCGCTACCCGCAGAATCACCAAAGGCTATATTAAACTGAACTTCTGAATCGGCATCTGTAGCTGCAGTTTGATAAACGCTTAAATAATAATTTCCACTATCCGATGCTTCTTGTGCAGAGCTTTTATTAAATGAGGTTAAAGTAGCACTACCGCCAGTCCAAGCTCCACCAACTATAGAGTCAGCGCTAATTAAAAAATCTTGGGGATCTAATCTTTTAAATGACATATTTTAATTAAGTTGTTGATTTATTAATTACGATAGGAACTGTAATTCTTGCTCCACTATCTCTACCTACTATAGTTAAAGAAGTATTTAATTGAGTCTTATCAGTACCAAATAAAGTATTAACTGTAGTAGATGTTAAATTAATTGAGGTACCTACTACTGTTTTAGATACATTAGTACCTAAAGTCTGGGTGGAATTTAAACTATCAGCAGCAACATTACTTATTCCTACTCCTTCAAAAGTATTCATAGTTCTAATATCTGCAATAGTTGCAGTGTAACCATTAGATTCAAATACCTGATTAGCACCTAAATAGTTTAAGGTTTGAGGAGTAATAACTAAAGAAGCACCTTGTTTTAATACTACTTGAGATAATCCTATATCTAATACTGGCATTTTAGCTGTGCCCCTTGGAAGAGTAGTAAGTTTATATCTTAAATTTTGTGTAGTCTCAGGAAATGCTTCTAATAGAGGCATATTTTCTAGGGCTTGACCATAAAAAGCACTCCCTGAAGGGTGATCTGGGTTGTATAAAGTGTAATCAATTTCATCGTCCGAAAGGGCAAATTGAGTGATTTTAAATGAGCCATCACCTCGGGCTAGTAACTCTCTACCCTTATTAGTTAAGATAGCATCTACTGTTATTACTGCGTTATTTAAGTATCCCATTGTCTATTTTTCAATTATATGTAATAAATATATATAAACTTAGTCTTCAATTATATCATCTTCTTTTAATTTAAGAATAATATCTTCTACATTATCTTTTAATTTTTGAGTAGCATGTTTAGGTATTATAAGACCTGTAAATTCAACCTCACCTGCTTGTGGGTTATTTCGTTTTACATCTAAAGTAATAAATTTACCATCGTCTAAATTCCTAAAAAGTATAAAATTATTAATGTTTAAATCTTCTGGTAACTCTCTATCTAATGTTAAATATATAGGATCTCCTGCACTTAAAGGTTCTTTAACATTGTAAATAGTGTAATTGTTATCACTATTAAACCCAAATCTTATTTTATCTCCTTTACGTAAAAGAAATTCACTATTGACAGGAGAAAATCCAATATCTTCTGATGCTGTGGGTGTTAACTGGACATTCCCATAATTTACTGTTAAGTAAAGAGAAGATGTTAAAATATTTAAAGAATCCGACCCTGTTTCAAAATAAGGAGTTTGATTAGTATCATATATAGTCAAATCAGCTTTAGTAGGATTCTGATTTATGAATTCAAATGTAAAGTTGGGTACAACTACCGTAGAACCGTTAGGGTAAGATTTTGTAGTCTTTTTTAAAATAATATTACCAGCAAATCCAGTAGTTGGGAATACACTAAAATCACTGTTATTTATAATTTCTGCTTTTGCTGCTGCTTCTTCTCCAACTCTCATAAACAATGCATCACCTGCTTTAACCTGATTAGGATCTATGCTAGTAATAAATGTATTTTGTTGTTCTGTAGGAGTTATAATTCCATTAGATACTTGAGCAGGATCTAAATAATAAAATTGTTGGGTTGACAACAAAGTAACTGTCCCTCCTCTATTTCTAAATAATGAAACAAAAATAGAGCCCGCCTGAGTATTAAAGTTTAATGTATCAAAGCTTATTTTAGCCTGTAAAGAACTAAATCTTAAACTAGGTTGTGGGTTTGTAAAAACATAATTCCCCCCAGAACCATTAGTTTCTGTTACAATAGTATTCAAACTCCAAGTAACAGCTGTTGAATCTCCACCTGAAGCTGTAATCCATGTATTGGGAGAGTAGAAATTGTTA